CGGACGGGCTCGTTGCGGCGGCTGTCCCGGCGGCAAGTCTGCCGGTCGCCGTGGTCAATGCGGGCGTCGACCGGGTGTGCGCCAATCCGGCAGCGTTCTCCGCCGACCTCTCGACCGCCGAGTGGGTGACGAAGAACCTCGCCGCGAAGCTGTGAGCTCCAGCCGCCTCGCGATCCCGCCCGAGTTCCGCGCGGCGAGGAAGGCGGGCGACAAGGCCGCGCTCGCCGATTTCGCCCTCGAATCCGTCCGCCGGCTGCACGAGGACCGCTGGTTCGCCCACGCTCACCTCTTCGCCCACCGCCACCCGGACGCCTCGGCTCGAGCGCACCGGGAGATGGTCGCCGCGATCAACCGCCCGATCCCGCGCCTCTCGATCGAGGGCTTCCGCGGCATCGGCAAGACCACCTACACCGAGGAAACCGCGCTCATGAAGGCCGTTTTCCGCGAGTTCCACAACCTCGTCATCATCGGCCCCTCGTTCGCCCGCGCCTGCGACCGCGTGACCGCGATCCGCAACGAGATCGACACCAACCCCTACTTCGCCGAGGACGGCCTCTTCGGCAAGCTGAAGGGAGAGACCTGGGCGGACGGCAAGATCGTGCTCGGCTCCGACATCATGATCCAGGCATTGGGACGCGAGCAGTCGATCACCGGGCTCAAATTTCTCCAATGGCGCCCGGATGCTTTTATCATCGACGACATCGAAGACCCCGAGGAAGAGCGCACCGACGCCGAGCGCGAGAAGACCTGGCGCTGGCTGAAGCAGACGTTCCAGCCCTGCCTCGACGATGCGCTCCTGACTTGGGGCCGCTTCCTCGGCACCCGCCGCGGCAAGAACAGCCTCCCCGAACGGCTCGAAAATGACCGGATGCCAGTCGTAAAGTTCCCGATCGAGAGCGTCGGCGAGAACGGCGAGCGCACCGCAACGTGGCCGGCAAAGTTTCCACTCGATAAGATCGATACGCTGCGGGAGGACTACCGGGGTGACCTCAACCTCTACGAGCAGGAGTTCATGTGCCGCGCCTCCTCGGACGCGGCCCGCGTGTTCAAGCGCGAGATGTTCCGCTACGAGGAGCGCATCCGCACCTGGGAGGCAGTCTATGGAATGGTCGACCCCGCCCGCACCAGTCACGGCAACGCCGCCGCGACCGGATACGCCATCTGGTCCTGGGTCAAGAACCGCCTCGTGGTTTGGGCCTGCGATGCCCTGTTCCTTGCTCCCGACGAGATCGTGGCCCTCGCTTTTGATCTTTGCGAACGGTACGACCTCATCCAGCTTGGAGTGGAGCGTGACGGACTGGAGCAGTTTCTCCTTCAGCCGCTACGCCACGAGCAGGTAAAGCGCGGGGTCATGCTGCCGCTGAAGCCTATCGCAGCAATCAGCGGGACGCAGGGCCGCGGCCAGACCCGCTTCATCGAGGGGCTGCAACCCTATTTTCAGGCCCGGGAGGTGATCTTTGCCCAACCTTTCCCTGCCCTTGAGGCTCAACTGCTCAGTTTCCCGCACGGCATTCGCGACGCGGCAAATGCGCTTGCATATGCGCCGACGCTGCGCCCAGCCCAGCCGATCTACGACGGCTTCGATCCCGTCAGCCACGTCGTCGAAGGCGTCGACATCGCCGCCGGCCAGCCCATCGCCCTCGCCGCCAACGCCACCGGAGGACTGACCTGTGCGATTCTGGTTCAAGCGTTCGAAGGCACGCTGCGCATCCTCGCCGATTGGGTCTACGAGGGAAGCCCCGCCGAGCGTGTTGCCGACATCGCCCAAGCCGCCGCCCAGGTCGTCGATTCCTCTCGATTCGTGGCTGTTCCTGTGCCCCGTCCATGGGATGATATGCTCAAAGGTCCGCTGCCGGATCGAATGCTTGCTCGACCCAACCGACCCGCCTGGATCGTCCCCCAACTACATTCGGACCGACACATGAATGTCGGGCTGATGCAGGCGGTGCGCGCGATCCCGAACGAGGTCCGGGTCGGTGGCACGGAAGTCGACGGCACACTCTATATAAGGGACGCGCTCGCGCGCACGGTGCGCGGGATGCCGGTGGTCGAGGTCAGCCCCGCCGCCAAGTGGACGCTGCGGGCGCTCGCTGGAGGCTACACCCGCGGAATGATCCGGGGCCGCCTGCAGGACAGCGCCGAGGAAGGCCCCTATCGCGTGCTGATGGAGGGCCTCGAAGCGTTCTGCGGCTCGATCCGCTTCGCCGCGGTGGACAATGACGAGGATACCGCGCAAAACTACCGCGTCGATGAGCGAAGCGGGCGCCGCTACGCGAGCGCGATGCCGATGAGGACGCGGTGAATGGGGAAAATCGTCGTCGTGGTCGCCGATCTAGGTAAAAGCCACCACTCGCGCCGTCGCTGCCATAAGCGTATATCTGTCTGGCTCAGAGTCGGCAATGTTGCCGTCGAACTGATACCGAACGGAGTTATCCACATGGACTTCACCCTTGACGTAGGCAAAGCCGAAAACCTCTCGATCGAAGTGCTCGACCAGAACGGCCAGCCGATCGCGAACCCGGTCTTCGATGCGCCGCCCGCATGGTCGCAGGCCGATGCGACGATTGGCGATCTGGCCGCATCGCAGGACGGGCTAACCGCCGTCGAAACCGGGCTCAAAGCCGGGGTCGATACAGTCCAGGTCGACGCCAAGATCGGCGGCACCACGTTCACTGCGACGGCCCGGGCCACGATCAACGCGGTCGTGCCGGCGCAAGTGCCGACCAGCATCAACATCATCGCCAACCCAGCGTAAGAGGTAGACCGGGCTCCACAGCGTTAACACCGCGGCAGTACCCGGCTTTGACGGGAGAGAGCGGGGGTAGCTCGTCGAGAAAACAATGAAGCCCCGCACAGATTAGGAGAATCAGATGGCAGAGACAATGACCCCGGCGAAAGTTGCCGCAGCTAAGGCACAGGCGGCGCTCGACGAAGCTCCGCCGGTCGCCGATCCCGTTCACTCGATGCTCGGCTCGATGCTGGTTGCAATGCAGGTGCTGGCGGACCTGGTGCCCGGCTCGCACCTCTTCGTCAAGCAGCACCTCGATCCGCTGAAGGCCGCGCTTGCCGCGATGACGGCGCCGCTCAAGTAGCATGATCGAAGTTCGGATCACGCCCGCCGATCGTTATAATTTGCCGTTCGGAATACCGGAGCTGCAGATTGCTCGGCTGTTGACCGAGCGCGGGATCAGATTCCGCCGGGATTGTTCCTTCATTCCGCAGGCGGATGATATGGAGCCACCGTGGGAGTGGTGGCATGATATCCGAACGGGTGATCTTGTCGTGCGGCAGGGCGATGTCTGACGCCGGGCTTGTGCTTGAGCCGGAACCCGCTACGGCGCCGGACGGCTCTGGCGATGGTGGGGAGGAACGCGCCGCGCCAACGCGCGACCGCGACCTCCTTGCCGGGCGCAACCAAAAGCTCCGCGACAAGCTCGACGATGTGTTCAATCACGTCTTGCGCGCGTTCGAGGACCAGAACGAACGCTCGGCCGACATCGACGATTATTGGGACTGCTACAACTGCCAAGCGAACGGCAACCAGTATTACAACGGCATCGCGAACATCTTTTTCCCGATCATCCACGATGCCGTCAACGCCATCGTCACCCGGTTTTCCAACCAGATGTGCCCGCAATCCGGGCGATACCTGGAGATCGTTGCGGCAGACGGCACGCAGCCGCAGCCGCTGATCGGCCTCCTCGAACACTATCTGCGCGATGCCCGGTTCGAGACGCAGGTCCTGAAGCCCCTCATTCGCCTCGCGATCATCGAGGGCCAATACAACCTCTACGTCGATTGGGCTGAGCTCGAACGCGAGATTGTTTCACGTGAAACACATGGTCCCCGGGTCGAGGTCGCAGGGCAGCAGATGGAGGCCCCGGGCGAGGACATTGAGGACATGGGTGAGCCCGAGCTGATCCGTGAGGGCCGACCCGTTTTCGACGTGCTGCACGATAGCGATGTCGTGGTGTGGCCGGCCAACGTCGACTCGCTGGAGGAGGCGTTCGCGATCGGCGGAGGCGTCGCCATCGTCCGCCATTGGACCAAGGCCAAGATCGACCAGATGGTTGAGCAGGGATGCATCCGGCGTCCTGAGGGCAAGGCGCTCAAAGAGTCGATGGACAAGGTGTCCAAGGATCAGCCCAACGTCGAGAAGCACTTGGCCGAGGCGGTCGGCATTCATCCCAAGGGCGTCGGCGCAACGGTCTGGGAGGTGTGGCTGACGCTGCCCCTCGACAAGAACGGCGGCTACAGCGAGGATGGCGACCATCGGCTCTGCCGGGTCTTTCTCGGCCCGAACCGGGCGCAGCTCGGGGCCAAGCGCAACCCCTACTGGAACGACCGCTGCCCGCTCCTCTCGGTGCCGATCGAGAAAACCCCGGGCGTCTTCAAGGGGAAGTCGCTCATCAGTTATGTCGACAGCCTGCAATACGAGGCCAACGATGCTATTAATGAGGGGGCGGATGCGGCTACGTTATCCGCGGCGCCCATCGTCTTGCGTGACCCCGAGAAATCCAACGGTCCATTGGTATTCGGAGTTGGTGCCATCTGGGACGGCGGAAAGGACGCGATTAGCCTACTTACGTTCCCAGATCTCACCCCCAGGGCACAGACCCGCGTACAGATGGCGCTTGCCGCCATATTCCAGTCGCTAGGCGTCAACCCGTCGATGCTCCCGCAGCAGACCCGCGCCGGGAAGCCAAATCAGGCGATGGTAGCGCAGGAGCAGCAGGTCGACCTCCTGACGACGGCGGAAGGGGTCAAGGTGCCGGTCGAGGGCATCCTGACGCCGATGCTCGGGCTCATCGTCGATTACGATTACCAATTCCGCGACACCGATTTGACGATCCGCCAGTTTGGCGAGATGGGCGTGCGGGCCCGGCTCGAACAGGTGCCGCCGCTGCAGAACCGCCACGGCTACACGTTCCTCTGGCGTGGGGCCGAGCAGGTCAAGATGGCAGGGATGATGGCGCAGGCCGGCACCGCATGGATGGCTGCGCTGATGCAGCCGGCGATGCAGGCCGCTCTCGCCAAGGCCGGGTACGAGTTCGATCCCGCTCCGCTCGTCATCATGCAGAACCAAAACCTCTTTGGGGCCTACCTCGGCAACCAGGTGCTCATTAATCAGCGCGAGATGCTGACGATGGACCCGGAGATGGAGAACCAGATCCTCAACAGCGGGCAGCATCTGCACGTCCACCCGCTCGACCAGGACATCCCGCACCTGAAAAGCCACATGGCCGACAAGCAGATGAGCGGCGATCCGTTCGGCACGGTCGGCGAGCACATCGCGGCACATCTCCAGTCGATGCAGATGAAGAACATGGCGGCGATGCAGGCCGCCCAGGCGAGGACCGGCGGCGGGGCTCCGGCGGGCGGCCAAGGATCGCGCGGGCCGCAGCCGGGCGCGCTGCCCGCGGGGCCGCACGCTCCGCCTCGCCCGCCGGGCCTGCCGCATCCCGACCAGAATGCGCAGTCTGGTATCGTGGCGATGCCGAGGAGGCAATGATGGCGCTGAAGCCCAAGGAAAAACGGGACATTGCGATGTATGCGGCCCGCGGTCTGTCGGGCAATGAGATCAGGATCGTCACCCAGATTCCGCTCACAGAGATCCGCGCCTATTGTGAGCGGGAGGGGATTGTCTTGGTGCACGCCCATGAGGGCCGGCTTCGTTCAATCGAGTCGAGCCCGGCAGACATGAGAGAGCGTTGGGCCGGGCTTATTGGTCCGATGAAGGCGCGTCTTCGGGAGGCTATTTTGTATGACGTTGCTTGACGCACACTATGGGTTGTGCGTATAGCCAATACACGAGCGGGCGATCGCAGTCCGCAACGAGCGGGGGAACGCACCCCGAGGAGAGAGAATGGCACGCACACGCGGCGAGGTCGCCGATCCTGTTGACGTACCCGAGGAGGAAGTCCTTGGCCCGGAAGATGCCACCGAAGATGAAGACGCCCAAGGGCAAGCCGATGGTGCCGGTGGGGAAGGGCTCGATGATGTCGAGCCAGAACCCGATGAGGCGGAAGAGAGACAAGAAGATGAAGTAGCCGACGAGCCTCCGGCTCCCAGGCGCTCGGGCGGTGGTTCCGAAACCATCAGAGCCCAGCGACGGGCAAGGCAGGAGGCGGAGGAAAGGGCGGCCCGCCTGGAGCGGGAGTTGGCCGAGGCGCGCGGCTTCCAACAGGGAATGCAGGCGCGACAGGTCGACCCCCAGGCGCAAGCGAGGGCAGAGCAAGAGTTCTATGCGTCGTTGGAGTTGATGCCTCCGGCACAGGCGTATCAGGCAATCGTCGCGCGGGAACGGCAGAACGTAGGAACGGCGCTACAGCAGATCGAGTTCAGGTCGAACGACAGGGCGGACAAACAGTCGTATGACATCGCGGCGCGTACATCGAGGGTTCACCAGCAATATCGCTCCCAGGTCGAGCAGACCTTGGCGTCTGAGCGTGCGGCTGGCCGCAACCCGGATCGTGAAGTCATCCTCAAATTTCTCGTTGGCAATGACGTGTTGGAGCGTTCTGCGCGGGCGGTGCCGGCTCAGCGTAACGGGGCCGCCGCGCGCATTGCTCAGCAGCGGACGCAGCCGACCGGGGCTCGTTCCAACGTATCGCCGGGAGGGCGCAGGCCCGCGCCCGGCAGTCGAGAGGCCGATGAGGCGGCGCTCGCCGATGCTGCGGCCCGAGGACTCAATCTCTGGGATTTGTAGCGGGAGGCCGCCGCGCCCCCGCATAAGGGAGGCGTGAGGCATGGCCCAAGGTTCGACCCCAAATCAAAGCAATCAGTATGCCGGCATTACGACCCGGTTCATCGCCCGAGAGGCGATGGAGCAGACCCAGCGGTATCTCGTCCTCTATCAGTTCTCCGACAAGAAGACGATCCCGCACGGTCGCGGCGTCCAGTGGGAGGCGTTCCGCTGGAACTACATGAACCTGCCGCGGTTCCCGACCGCGGAAGGTGTGCCGCCCAATCCGAACAGCCTCGATTTCACCCAAGTCACCGGCACCGCCGTTCAGTGGGCGGGGCGCTGGGTTGGTACCGATGTCGCGACGATCACGACCCAACAGGATCTGATGCGCGCGGCCGGGAAGCAGCTCGGGATGCAGCTCGCGCAGCTGAAGGAGCGCAACGGCTTCGTCAACATGAATGCCGGAACGCAGATCAACTACGCAAACGCGGTGGGATCGCGCGCCAGCCTCGCGGCAACCGACATCCTCAACCCGACCGATGTCAACCGGACCTACGCCAATCTCTCGAACCTCGGCGCGCAGAAATGGAACGGGCAGACCGGCGAGACCGTCGAGCGCTCGATCGACTACACTGCGCGTAATTCCGAGAAGACGATCAAGGGCGTCGAGCACTATGTCGCCGTCGCTTCGATCTTCCCGCTGGAGGATCTGCGCAACAATCCGACCGTCGTCAACGCCTGGAGCCGGTCGGACATCGACCGCCTCTACATCAACCAGATGGGCTATTGGGGCGGGATCACGTTCTGCGAAACCAACATGGCCCCGAATTGGCTCGGCACCGATGCTCCGACCGGAGTGAACGCCATCGGGAACCTGACCACCGGCACCTATACCATCGTCGTCACCGGCTGGGACGATGCGAAATTCTACGAGAGCCGGATTTCGCAACTCTCCGCCGACATCTCGGTCACGACCGGCGGCATCCAGGTCACGGTGCCCTCGACCACAGGCTTCACCTACGCGGTCTATGTCGGCGTCGGCTCGGCAGCCCTGCCCACGCAATTGGGCCTCACCACCTCTGGCCCAACCACGGGTTCATTCGCGGGCCAGGCGATCGAGATCCCGCCCGGGACCGTCGTGACGATCACCGGCCTTGGCGCCCAGATGATCCCGCCGGCCGCGCCGACCAGTGGCGTCACCGTCTACCCCGTCTACATCTTCGGGCGCGAGGCCTTCGCCTGTCTCAAGCTGGAAGGCGTCCAGTGGCTGCGCCCGAGCGGGGCCGATAAGGCGGACCAGCTCGATCAGCTCCGCGTGATCGGGTACAAATTCATGGAGGGGTGGACGATCCTCGACCAGCGCAAGATGGCCCGCATCGAGTGCTCGGCCAGCAACTCCGGCACGTTCAATTAGGAGGCCGTCACATGAGCCAAGTCAGAATCGAAGTTGAGGTTCGCATCATGCAGGTCGGGGCCGGCACCGGCACCGTCCTCATGGGGCAGCCGCAGGCCAACAATCCCGGCGTCGGCCCGCTGCCGCAGGGCAACGGCTCGCTCGGCAACGGGCAGATGCTGTTCATGAACGATGCGACGATGGTACCGGGCACGGCGGGCGCGATCACCGAAGCGAACCTTTTGACGGCGTTGCAGACCATCGCCAGCGATTTCGCGGCGGCGACCGGCACGCCGCTCATCACGGCGGACATCCTCGCCCAGATCAACGCCTGGCAGACCGGGAGCCCGTAAATGGCCCTGCAAACACTCGGCACCAACGCCAACACCAGCCTTTCCGCGCTGGTGTGGAACGGTATGGCGACGCCTACGGCTGATGTTGCGGCGATCAACGCGCTCATCAAAAATGATGTGAATCCCCGGCACCCGGTCGCGCAGATCGGCGGCAGTGGCGCCTTCGTCAAGGAAGGGCTTCTCTATGTGCCGAACCGGGGGAGTGACCCGCTTGTGCTCCGGCCGGGCGATGCGGTTGCGGTGGATTCGGTCTCCGGGCAGGTCATTCTCGTGACTGCTTATGGTCTTTCGGCCGGACCCTGGCATTTGGTGTAAGGAGTTTTCATGCCGAGAGAATGGACCGAGGAGGAGCGCCGAGCTTCTTCGCTTGCGGCCACGGAGCGTCATCGTCTGAAGCGGCTCGAGGCCGCCGAGGCGAGAGCTGTGGCCGCTGCCGCGCCTGAACCGGAGCCGACCCTTATGCCGGCCGTGCCGCGTGAGGGCGAGGCACCGGAGCCGATCGTTGAAGCCGACGACGGAATTGGAATTTCCGAGCCGCCGGCTGCTGGTCTCCCCGATCCGTTCGAGGCGTTCCTCGCGGCGCAGGATGCCGAGACGCGGGCGGTGCTGACCGACGCCGAGTTGCGCATCATCTACGAGGTCGAGACCAAGCGCGCCGCGGAAGCGAAGCACGCCGCGGCGAAGAAGGCCGCCGCGCAGCGGGCGCAGCGCCATGCCCAGGCCGTGGCCGGGCTCATCCCTGCCGAGCAACTTGCCGCAGCCGCCCAGCGAGAGCGGCTTAACCGCAAGGTCTCGTGGGTCGTCAACATGCCCGAGGCCGGCAACTCGGGCAGGCTGATCGACGAAGGCGTGCGCATTGATGGGCGCCTCCTCTATCACGGCCAGAAAGTCACCGGCACCCTGGCCGAGTACGAGAGTTACCGCTCGATCGAGTGGCTGGCCCATCAGAACGAGCTCGACTTCCAGGGGCGCGGGCGGCTGTCGCGGTTGCGCCAGACGGCGACCGGCTTTATCAACAACAGGATATCGGCATGAGCGGCGAGGACAAGACGGTGGTGCGGCCGGTCGAGATACCGGGGATGCAGATCAAGTTCGAGAGCCCAGTAGGTGCGCTGGGCAAGACTTTGAGTGTCATCACCGTCGCCGACGCCGATGAGGATCTGGAGGCGCTCAACAAGCGTCTCGATGTCATCGCGTCTGCTGTGCGACGGCAGGAAGCCTTCGAGATGTTGCGATACGACCAACAGGCCGTGCTTTCCAAACGAAAGGAAATAGCCAAAAACAAGGCCAAAATCGTCGCGACGAATAACACCATCCAGAGCAAGATTGCGAATTTTCCTGGCTCGGGCAGGCGAGGAGTGGATGCCACGAAGGCTGCGCCGCAGGAAATTTCCACCATCGCCCAGACTGAAGGGCTCATTGCCGAAGCCGAGGCGATAATGCTTCTTTGCGAGGAGCGTATCCCGTTCTGGAAGGCAGTCCTGCGCGGCGAGGAGCCGCTCGACCTCGATGACGATGAGCCATCGAAGATGGCGGCGGAATGATCCGTGCTCACCGCGGCGGCCATCATCGATCGGGCCAACCAGATTGCCAAGGGCCGCGGCATGGCCCCGCAGGGTCTCGACGGGCTCAACGCGATTCTGTCCGACCTCTGCGAGGTGCATGACCTCGCGCTTGCGCGCGGCCAGTTCAATTTCAACTTCAACCCGCAACTGACCTCGCTGTTCGGCAGCGGTCCCTACTCTCTGCCGCTCGACTACCTCAGAACCTCGGGTTCGTCCGGGGCACGCGGCGTTACCCGCTCGGCCTGGTATCTCTACCCGGCCCCGACTCTGCCGGCGGCGCAGCCGATCTTTATGACACCGATCGACCTCGCCGAATTTGACCTCTATGCCAAGCTGCCGAGCCAATCGACGCCGAATCTCTGGTGTACCGATATGGCGGTCCAGAAGATCGTCATCTCGACATCGGCAAACCTGACGGCGGGAAGCGCGGCGGGAACGGTTGTCTTGGCGACGGGCATCCTCAACGGCATGTCGATCGCGGGCGAGGGCATCGTGCCGGGGACGACGATTACGATCGCAGGACTCAACATCACGCTCTCCCAGGCGGCGACGATCACCAACCCGGATTCCAGCGTTTTCTTCGGATATCCACCGCTCGCCTACGTCTATCCGGCGCCGCTTGGCCCCTACCCGGTGACGGTGCGCTATCAGCGCAAGATGCCGCCGATCATCGACGACGGGGTGATCCCGTGGTTTCCCAACGAGGGGTTCCTGATCGAGAAGCTGGCCTCGTTTCAGATGCCGATCACCGGCGACAGCCGCAAAGACACGATGGAGGCGAGCGCCGACAAGAAGCTCGGCAAGTACCTCGGGCTTTCGGACGACAAGACCAACCGCAGCCAAGCGGTGCAACTCGATGGCCGGAATTACGGCCGCGGCGGCGGCGGCGGGCGCGGGCTCAGGGACACGAAGACGATGGGGTGGGGGTGCTGATCTGTGCCCTCCTCGATCCCGAATAGCGCACCGATCAAGTGGGTCTTCAAGGGGCTGACTGACGCAGCGGACGGGACCAACTCGTTCCCGGGCGCGATGTCGGATCTGATAAACCTGATCCCCGATCCCTCGACCGCCGGGGTCTACGTGCCGCGGCCGGCCGCCAAGATCAAGACCGATTTCACCGGATCGAACGCGCCGACCGGCGCGGGCGTCCTCTCGGCGATGCTGACGGTCGGCGATCTCGAATACGGCATGGTCGCCTCGACCCTCAACCCCGGCAAAGATGAACCGTTCTGCTACGACCTGGCGAACGACGTGTTTCTGCCGGTCTCGGGCATCACTAACGCCAACACGCCGACATCGCCTGCGGCCTCGGGCGATTGGGTGCCGCCGATCATGGCGCAGGTCGCGAGCCGCATCATCGTCTGCCATCCGGGCTTCCCCGGCGGGGCGATCAAGTTCGGCTGGTTCGATGTCTCCGGTTTCACCGAGACGACGTTCGGCAACACGCACAGCAACACGCTGATTGACGGCAATCCCTCGATCCTCGGCGTGCAGTCGGGGATGGCGATTACCGGCAGCGGCATCCCGGCCAACACCAGCGTCATCGCGACCGCCGCCGTCGTTGTTGTCCTGCATGGCACCCTTAGCGGCAACAGCTTTGTGCCTCTGGCCTCGGCTGCCGGCATCTCTGTCGGACAGGAGGTAGCGGGATTCGGGGTTCCGACTGGGACGACCGTGACCAGCGTTGTCGAGACGCCGTTCACGACGACCGGAGACACGCACTCGAACAACGTGCTTGACGATCTCGATCCGGCAAACGGTGTCCCGCACATCGGCGACCTGATTACGGGTGCGGGCATCCCGGCCAACACAACGATCCTGAGCATCGTCGACATCAATTTCGGGGCGGTTGGCGCCACCGACACGACGACGACTATCATCGTTTCCGAGGCGTCCGGCACGATTGCCGCCGGGCAGTTCGTCACCGGGGGGGCCTTCATCGCCGCCGGCACGAAGGTCGTCACGGCGACGCCGTTCAGCCTTTTTACCTTTGGCGACATCACCGTTGGCTTGCAGACCATCACGAATCTCGCCTCGACCGCGGGCGTCGCGGTCGGGATGGCCGTCAATTATCTGGGCGTTCCGGGAGTTGGGATCGTCCTCTCGGTCGATAGTCCGACGCAGGTCACGATCAACCAAGGGGCGCCGGGAAGTGCCACCGGAATCCAGGTTTCGTTTTCAGCCGTGACCGTCGTCGTCAACAACGCGACGACAGGCACGGTCGCCGCCGATCAGCTGTTCTTTCGCAGCTTGACCGTGGTTATGAGCAACGACGCCACGGCGACGGCGACAGGCGTTTCCATCACCTTCGACACGGTTTCGTTAATAACGCTTTCGGCCGCATCGCAGGTCGCTCCTGCGACGGTTGACCTCACCTTTACCGGGGCGACGATCACGCTCTCGCAGAATGCGTCCGCAACGGCCAACGGCGTCAGCCTGACGATTGCCGGCGGCACCCGGGCCGCGCCGCAATGGGGTGCGGGGGATTGCGACCGCAACCCGCTGCCCTCGACGCCCCTTGCCGTCGCGGAGATGAACGGGCGCGCGTGGTTCGCCGATGGTCTCGATGGCATCCCGTTCTCGGACAGCGGGTTTCCGTGCCGGCGCTCGAACCAGCCGAATGTGCAGGCGCTGACGACCAACGATGGGGTCTCGGTCACGATGATCGCCCCCATCGAACTGTCCTCACCCCTCGTTGGCGGCATCGTGGAGGGCCTCATCGCCTTTCAGGGCGAGGCGCAGATGCGTCAGATCACCGGAGATCCATCGACCAACAACCTTGCGATGAACCTCCTGCCGGTCGCTACCGGTACGCTGGCTCCGCTCTCGGTGATCCCGTGCAGCCTTGGCACCGCCTTCATCTCTCCGCAGGGTTTGAGATTCGTGCGCCCGGATGGCTCGGTGACGGACCCTATCGGGGTGGACGGGCAGGGTGTGACGCACCCCTTCCAGTACGCCAAGTTTCCCTCTCGCATCTGCGCCGAGGCCAATGTCGCGGTGCTGCGGATAACCGTGCAGCATGGCTCCGACCCGGGCGAGCCGTTTCAGGAGTTCTGGTTCGATCTCTCGAGAAAAACGTGGTCGGGTCCGCACAGCTTCCCGGCCCGGCTCATCCAGCATTGGCGCTCGACCTTCGTCATGGCCCCGCTCGCCGTCAATGCGAGCATGTGGCGCAGCAATAGCGTCGGGCCGCATTACAACGGCGGCTCGCCCTCGGATTTTGTCGAGAATGGGCAGCAACTGTCGTGGATCGCGGAGACCGTGCTGCTGCCCGACAACGAAGCATTGTCGATGAATGCGGTCGTCGAGTCCAACCTGATGTGCGCGGCGACGATAACCAATCCGATCCAGGTGACGGCCTTCAACGAGAGGCGGGCGATCATCAACATGCCGCCGACCCTCACGCCGGCCGCCAGCAACACGAATTTGACGCAGCGGCTGATCGAGTGGACCCGGCCCCTCATCTTCAAGCAGATGTCGGTGAGAATGACCGGGCTCTCGGGTTCCGACGTGCGCCTCGGCAATCTCTACATGCGCTACCAGATTTTGGGCTATAACCTCGATGAGGGGGATGACTTCTTCCTCCTGTCGTCGCGGGTGCCGTTTCCGATCCTCCTAGCGGACGATGGCACGCCGCTGCTCCCGGGGTGAAGCATGGCTGACGGCGAACTCTATACGATCTTTGCTGACAGCAGCCCGGTCCTGCCGCTGCCGTTCCAGCCGACCGACGACATTCTTGTCGTCCGCGGCGGCGTCACGTTCAAGATCGCCCCAACCGATTTCTCCGGGGTGGGCAGCGTCACCAGCGTCAGCTTCGCGGGTGACGGCGTGGTGTTCAGCAACGTCCCCGGAGCTCCGGTCACGACGACCGGGACGCTGTTCCCGGTCCTCAACACGCAGCTTGCCAACACCGTTCTGGCCGGCCCTGTATCCGGCGGTGCGGCGTTGCCGACCTTCCGGCTGCTCACCCCTGCCGACAGCTTCGGCTTTGTGACATACTCGGTTCCGACGACGGGCGCGACGATCACCGCGGCCTCGGGGCAGGGCGCGTTTAGGATCAATCCGGCAGGGGCGCTTGCCGTTCTCCATGTGGTGCTGCCGCCGATTGTTTCCGACTCGCAGATTTTTGAGGCCTCGACGACTCAGGACATCACGGCATTCGACGCGGCGGGGGCCGGGACCGACAGCATGATCGGCACCTCGGGCGGTCCCTTCGTGCTCGCGGCCAACGGTGGCGTCAGTTGGCAGGCGCGGCTTTCCAATACCAGCTGGTATCCGAGGTACTGATGAAACGCCTATTCAACATCCTCGCTGCCCTCCTGTTGGTTGCGACGCCGGTCCTGGCGAACACGACGATCAAGGGGCCGATCACCTTCTCGACCATATTCAGCGTCACCGGCTCGACGGTCACGATCCCGCAAGCCTCGTCCAGCGTGTTTGGCGTTGCCAAGGTCGATGGCACGACCATCACCGCGTCAGGTGGGGTTTTCACGGCAGTTGCCGGTGCCGGCGGGATCACCCAGCTAACGGGAGATTGCACGGCCGGGCCGGGCTCGGGCAGCCAGGCCACAACCTGCCCCGCAAAGGTAACGCCGCTGACGACGGGTACATCGGTCTCGCTCTCGGCCCCACGCGGCTATTTTGTCTGCACCGGCACATGCACGATCACGCTCCCTGTCCCGGCGGCCGGCGATGAGTTCTGCGTGCGCAACGACAACAATGTTGCAACCGTAATCACGTTCAATAATCCCGGTTCAAGCGTGCAGTTCGAGAAAACCACGTTCGCATCCTACGGCACAGCGACAACCGGAACCGCGGTTTCCGCTGGGGCGGCTGGGGATAAATTGTGTCTCGTGGGGCGCGATACGACGCATTACCTTGTCGGCTCGTATAACGGAACATGGACGATGAATTGATGCGCGTCTTCTCCGCCATCTGCGCCGCCCTGATTCTGTGGGGCGCGGCTGCTCTCGCACAGATGCAATCGAGCATCGTCTGGGATGCCCCGCAGCATACGGCGGGATTCCCGGGTGACATTGCGACATTTACGGCGTGGTATAGTTGCACTAGAGCCTACAGTGCAGCGATTGCCGCTACAGGCACGCAGAAAGCGTGCGATCTACGGAGAGTCAGTGACAACGCAACATGCACTGTCCTCGTAGGGACCAATGGTAACGTAGATTACACTGTCGGGACGCCCTGTAATAGCAACACGCAGACCGTGACTGCATGGATCGGAGCGTCTTCGGCGCGTGTGTCGAAGGTGTACGATCAATCTAGTGGGAACGCTTGTACAGGATCGTGCGACGTACTACAAGCAACGGCAGGTAATCAACCACTACTGCTGCTAACTGGATGCGGAGGGAGTGGGACGCTTCCGTGTATTCAGATCGGTCCTTCTCAAGGTGGCGCTGAACTTGCAAGCGTAGGTAATACGACTCCCAGCGCAAACGCGTCGATTTCAGCGGTAGCAAATCGCTCTGCTGGCACACAACAGATAGAGCTAGTCGTTCCTGCTGTAGCTAGATACATACTGGCTCACGCAGCAAATGCGTGGGATTGTGCAGGAGATATTGCTGTCGCAGCCGACGCTACATGGCATGCAGCAAATTGCTCTTTGATAACTGGTACAGGCAATACATTAATCAATATAGACGGCGTTGATACCTCGGGGACGCAGAGTACTCCATCTGCGGGGAAATCCCAAATCTTAAACGCTTTAGGTGACACCTCTACTGTGTTATTCGGAGAAGGTGGGTTTGAAGATAACGTAGCTTGGACGCTTGGAACGCGTGTCGCACTCTGCCACAACCAACGTGTCTACTATGGGACAGGGGGCTCGTGTTGATAATTACCTGGGGCGAGTATCGCCGGATCGCCTATATGACTCTGCGGTTTACCGCTGCGGTACTGCTCGGTACGGCTATCGGATATGGCTATCGCACGATGCCCGAGCAGCCCCAAACCCGGCTGCACCTGCCTTGCGTGGCAGCGATGCGGGTCTGCGTGCTGTAATGCGCATTGTTACTGCTGTGGCGCTCTTGATTCTTTGCCAGGCGTCCATTCCGGTGGAGGCCGCACCTGCCGAGGAGCAGATGCTCGTTACCGTGGGGCGCCTCACGGTCGAGGTCGACCGGCTCAAGGCGGAGCTTGCCGAGGCGCAGTTGAAGATCGCCGAGACCATCGGCCTCGCGGCATGTGGCAATGCCGCGCCCGCCAAATAGCCTCCTCTGGGCGCTCCTCCTCGCCTCGACGATCCCGACCGCCGTTCCCGTCATCCTTGTCGCCGGGTTCGATTTCACGGTCCAGCCGGCATGGATCATGGCCGGCATGGGCTTCCTCGGCATGGCGCACACCGGCTCGACCGGGTTCTTCTATACCGAGGAGCACGACCGCCGCCGGATGATCTGGGTGCCGCTCGGCTTCATCGCGCTCGCGGCGGCGGTGTTTGCGCTCGATCCGGCCGGGTTCTGGCCCTATCTCGCGGTGCATTACATCTGGCTCATGTGGCACCTGGGACGGCAGAATTTCGGGCTCTATGCGCTAGTCGCGGGCGGCGCGAGCGAGGCCGAGCGGTTCTTCTTCGATCTCTTGGCCGTGGCGGCGATGCCGGCGATGCTAACGCTCTACATCCCCGATGCCCTCGCCCCGGACGCCGCGGCCTTCCTACGGGTGCTTTCCCTGTTGCTGATGGCCTATGCCGTATTGTTGTTCATTTGCCTTACGGTCGGTTATTATAGAGAGGCTGTGGCGGCGGGGAGAACCCGTAGCGTCGTGTCCCAGGGCGCAGAGTGCAACGGTGGGGCTGAAATCCAAACAGTAGCCTCCTGCCGGTATTGGAGCCGGCCCACAGCCCTTTTCCTTGGCCTCGCGTTCTGGCTGCCGACCGTTATCAGCACGAATCCGGCGGTGGCGCTGACGTGGTTCGCGCATCCGTTCCAATATCTCATCATGGTCGCCTGGGTTTCCGGCCGCCGTGGCTGGGTCGAGCTCGCGGTTGCGGCCGGGTATGCGCTCGGGCTGTGGGCGCTCTTGACCGGGCTCTACAGCGCCGGCGCACTCCTCGCGTTCTCAGCCTTGACCTACGGGGCCAGCCAGGCGCACTTCCTGATTGACGGAGAGGTTTGGAGACGGGGCCGCGCTGTGGTATAGCGGCATAACCTTGGAGGGCGGCACGATGAAAAACTGGCGGCACCTGGCGATCGGCGCGGCGTTGATGGCGGTGGGGGGCTTGGCTTATGCGGCTCCGATCACCGGCCCGACCGCGGGGAGCTTCCCCGACTTCGCCGCGGCGCTCAACGCGCGCTTCCTCAACTGGTTCGGCTTCGTCAGCCAGGGCGAGCTGCAACTGGTCGGCGGGCAATCCTTCGTCGTGAACAGCAATGTGGCGACCTCGCTCGGATCAATCGGCCCCGCCGGCTCGCACACGACCGTTCAGCGCTGGCTCGTCGTCATCAACCCCGCGGGCACGGTCGGCTACATTCCGGTGTTCTGAGGCGAGGTACGCCAGCACCGTGACGAGCAGCACGTTCGTCGCGGGAATCGAGAACAGGAACAGGCCCTGCACGAACCATGCGGTGAGGAAGGGTCGCGTCCTGCCCCGCCATGCCGCAATGAGCAGCCATGTCCCAGCCGCGACGCCGAGGATGCCGCTCTCGATGAACATTTCCAGCGGGATCGAGTAGAAGACATCGAGGCCGCCGATGACGAGGCCGCCCTGTCCCCAGCCGGTGACGGGGCGCAGCATCGCCGCCTGCCAGCCTAACCGCCAGATCTCCCATCGTGCTTCGTCGACACCGGGGCGGATCAGCACGAATGCAAATATCGATCCCAAAATTAAAATACAAAAGGCAGCGGCGGTTTGTCTTTTTCGTACCAATAAGACAAACAGCCCTGCGCCGAGGGCGAGGATCGCGCCGCGGCTCTGGCTGAGCGCGAGGGAGAGGAGGTTGGCGAGGGCCGGAACGCCACTCTTGATAGCCTGATGCAGATTGGCCCAAGGGCCATGCCGACTCGAACGGCTTGAAGCGGCCGGATTGACTGCCCACCCGCGACCCATCGCCAGAAAGAGCATTAGCACGGAATACGCTCCGAGGAAATTGGGACTTGAGAACGGACCGCGTGCCCGAGGCAACCACCACATCTGCACGACGGCGAGCACGGCGATGGCGACCGAGAGGGCGAGCGCCGCCGTCAGGATCCCGCGCCAGGCGCGCATCGGCAGCAGCCGGGCGCTGAGGAACCACCCTGTCAGCAGCGCAAGGCCGCCCCATTGATGCCCTGGCCCGGCCAGGTCGGCGAGGCCAACGGCGGCGGCGAAGGCGAGGAAGGCTGGCACGATCATTGACTTATTATGCCCGTGCGCCCATACCGAAACCATGCAAACAAGCTCGTCATTTGCCGGGATCACGGAGAGGCGCAAGATGCCCAAGCGCACCAAGAGCGGACGCAAGACGGCGGTCGCCGATGTCGAGTCCAAGCTGAAGCGCGAATATCCCGGCAATCCGGGCGCGGTCTACGGCACGCTCAACAAGATCGGGCTCAAGCGGGGCAGCAAAACCACGGCCAAGGGTATGAAGCCAGCGAAGCGGAGACGCGGGTGAGCGATCTCCCACCCGATGTCGTGACCGTCAACCTCCGCTTCGGGGTGATGACAACGCTCGGCCTCTATCAAGACACGCTCAGCTTTTCCGAGGACGAATGGGCGAAGCGTGATCCCGACGCGATAGCGAAGGCAAAGCAGCAACTCGCCGATACGTGGGTGGCATTCCGTACACCGCAGATCGCTGAGGAACAAGCGCTTGCTACGAAGGAAGGGATCGACGCCAAGATCGCGGAATACCAACAACAGATAGCAGACTTAAATACTACGATCTCTGATCTTCAAACAACGGCGATAGCGGTGATGGTAGCAACTCCTCTCTCGGTTGCTTAAATAATGGCAGCTAGATTTTGGGCGGGAGGTACCGGAAACTGGGACGGTACAACGGCTCCGTCAGCACATTGGGGAACGGCGACTAACGGTGTTGGAATACCGGCTAGTGGCCCTGGGGTCAACGACACAGCAACCTTTGACGGCAATTCTGGCGGTGGAACCGTCACTGTCATTGGAAACATCTCCTGCCAGTCGATCACATGCGGCGCCTTTACCGGAACGCTGGATTTCAGCGTGAACAACAATAATGTAACATTAAGCGCCAATGGCGGATTTAATGGTTCGGGGACTGCAACTAGAACAATAAACCTTGGGAATGGCTTATGGACAATAAGCACAACCGGCACTTCTACACCATGGAACATGGCGACGACGACGGGCCTTACCTTCAACGCCAACGGTTCAACAATAAGTTTTACGGGGGTTGGGAACGCTGTTAGAACATTCGCGGGCGGTGGCTTGACCTATAGCACCGTTTCATTTGGCCCAAATACCTCCGGTGCCACAGGAGCGCTAATCAGCGGAGCTAACACTTTCGCAGCGTTGACTTTGGTTGCGCCATTTAATTTATCTTTGACTGCGTTAGTAACGCAAACTGTTACGGCATTAAACAGTAATGGATCTCCTGGGAGTGTCAATTTTATAGATGCCTCCAGCGCTTCCCAGGCAACTATAAACGCGGCGGCTGGTACTATTACTATTAGTTACACGGTTATAAGAAATATGGTGTTTGGAGGCGGGGCCACCTTTAGAGCGGGGAACTCATTTAACCTTGGCAACAACTCGGGGATCACGATCACCCCGCCGACGATGACCCGTTCTCGCGGCTGGTCGGGGATGACGTAGATGGCCGAGCGCATTGCCCAATCAACCAGTTACGAACTCGCGTTTAAGGCGTTCTTGACGACGACCGGGGCCGAGGCAACCGGCCTAACCATTGCCATGACTATCTCGAAGAATGGCGCGACCTCGTTCGGCGCTATGCACGTCGCGACGAACGCGACCGAGATCGGAAACGGCTGGTATTTCGTGGTCTTGGACTCGACGGATACCGCGACCCTCGGGCGACTCGCGGTGCGGGGTACGAACGCCAGCATCAACGATGTTGGGATCGCGCTCACGGTCATCAGTGCGACGACAGGCGGCGCTACCAACCTCGACGTAGCAAGCAGCACTCTTGCGACCCCGACTAACATCACCGCCGGTACGATTACGAGCGTCGGGAGCGTGACCGGCGCGGTCGGATCGGTCACGAGCCGGGTGACGGCGAACACCGATCAGCTTAACGGGCAGACCGTGACCGCGGCAGCCGGGGTGACTTTCCCCTCCTCGGTCGCGAGTCCGACGAACATTACAGCGGGGACTATTACGAACGTTGGGACGGTCACGAGCGTAACGAACAGGGTCACCGCGAACACCGATGAGTTGGCCGGGCAGACCGTGACGGCCGCTGCGGGTGTGACCTTCCCAAGTTCAGTCGCAAGCCCGACGAACATAACGGCGGGCACGATTACGAATGTCGGGACGGTTACGACTGTTACGACGGTCACGAACCTGACGAATGCGCCAACGAATGGCGACCTGACGGCTGCCATGAAGGCAAGCGTCACGGCCGCCGTGCCGACCGCGGCGCAGAACGCAACCGAGCTACTGGACCAAGCGGCCGGGGTCGAGGCGAATCTGACGGTTCGGCAACAGTTGCGGCTCGCCGCCGCGGCGCTCTATGGGAAGGCTGCCGGCCTCTCTACGACAACCGTGACTTTCCGCGATACAAACGATACGGTTGATCGGATTACGGCGACCGTGGATGCGTCGGGCGACCGGACGGCGGTGACGCTGAACTCGACCTAAAGAGGGCGCTGATGGCATCGCTTTACATCTCCGAGTACCGGGCACAGCCCATCGACTACAACGGTTCGGCTGTCCCGGTTGGGCAGGAACCGTCCATCGCGACCCAGAAAATCTCGATCAGCGGGACGAGCGCGCAATCGGCGGCCTTTCAATCGACGACAAGATTCATCCGAGCGCACACCGATGCGATTTGCTCGGTGGCATTCGGGCTCGATCCTGTGGCGACAACCAGCGACGCGAGAATGGTCGCGGGCCAGACCGAGTTTTGGGGCGTCGCCGCCGGCCAGAAAGTCGCCGTCATCACGAACACGTAAGGAGCGGGCCAATGATGAGCGCAACTGCGCCCCAGGCGGGGGAGATGGACAAGGCCCTATCGCTGCTGGCGACTATTTCCGATCCGACCAAAGCAAAGACGGTGCTGGAGGAAATCGCCCAAGCTCAGGCTGCGCTTGATGCAAAGGCCGCGGACTTGGATGCGCGCGAGGCTGCCGTCAAGAACGCCGAGGAAGCGATAACGGCAAGGGAAGCGGCAGCGGCGGGTCGAGCCGGAGCGGCAGCCGCAGCGCAGGCGAAGGCCGACACGGCGCTGGCAGCGGCAAATGCGGCTGTTGCCGATGCTGGCGTGGCGCGGCAGGCGCTTGCTCAGCGCGAGGCCGCGGTGGCTGCCGCAGAGGCCGATGTCGACAAGATCAGAACGGCACAGGGCGTGCTGAAGACGGGCCTCGATGCACGGATGGCCTCACTCGATGAGCGCGAGGCGGTGGTTTCGAGGGCGGAGCGCGCGCTGGCTGATCGGCAGGCGAGGATTGCGGCGGCAATAGCTGCGTGATGTGTTCGGCCATCGTTATTTCGGCGCGCGATACTTCGGCCCGCGATATTGGGGGCCGGCCGGTGTGGTTCCGCCGCCGCCAGGAGGCGTTGCGCTTGGCGAGGTCTATTTCATCTGCAATGTTGGCCGGATGATGAACCGGGGATGACCTGATGTGCCTGCGTCGCCGCCGCCGTTGGCCGATATGGGGGCGTTCGATGCGTCTCAGGCGTCGTTTCAACCGCGCGTGGCAGCGGCTATGGGCGTATCCATGAATGGATTGGCAAGCAGTCATAGCGATCGGGGCGTTGCTGGTGGCGGGTATCGGCGTCCTGTCGCGCGCCTTCGACAAGTCGCTGTCGATCCGCGAGCATGAAGAGTTCCGCAATGCCGTGCGGGCTGAAATAGACAGGATGCGCTCAGGCATCCTGCAATCAATGGATCAATCGCGTCGCGATGACGACCGGCTTGAGGATCGGATAAAGGTGCTGGAATCGACGCGCCCGACGACGGGTGAGCTTGAGTCGAGATTGAAAGGATCGAATATCAAATGACCCCGGCGAGGATTGTGCCGGCCGGCCCTCCGGCCTTCGACATGCCCGACGCATCGCACACATGGGAGGAGCGCGGCGGCTGGCTGGTGAAGCGGCTTGCGGCCAACTTCAACCTTCAGCCGTTCCAGGCCGCGGGGATCGTCGGCAACCTCGGCTTCGAGAGCGCCGGGTTCACGAAGCTCCACGAGATCGGTCAGCCTGAGGGACAAGGCGGCTACGGATGGGCGCAATGGACCGGGCCGCGCCGCCGGACTTTTCTCGATTATGCGGACCAGAAGGTTCTCGATTGGCGCTCTGATGAGGCCAATTACGGCTATCTCATGGAGGAGTTGCGGGACAGCCAGCACAATACGATCCGCCAGGTGAGCCAGACATCGAACGACGCGGGCGCGGTGTTCTCGGTGGGGCAGACCTACGAGCGCCCGGGCGGGACGACCTCTACATTCCTCCCCGGCTTTGACGGGCGGCTCAAGTACGCGCGGCGCGCGCTGGCCGGTGCTGGCGCGGCGGGGCAGGCGGGTACTCCGGTGCCATTGGGCGCCCCCGCTCCCGCTGCCGTAGTTGCGGCGATCAAGATGTTGCAGACCGCGCTCGTGCCTTACGGCTACAACATCGCCGTCGACGGCATCTGGGGCACCGGGACCGAGGCGGCGTTGCAGGCGTACCTTGACCAAACCGGCGCCTGACAAGCTGACGTTTGGGTGGGAACGGCTCTCGATCCTCTTGAAAGAGCCCAACATTAGGGATTTGCTTGTTTCTTACTGGAGTGAATTAAGTCCCCTCAAGGGCCATCGCCTCGACATTGATTGGGCGCGGCTGCTGCGCCACGAGGCCGAGGGCATCTACCGGATCTGGACGGTGAGGGTGAACGGCACGCTCGCAGGGTTCGCGGCGTTCTACGTGCAGACCCATATGTATCACAAGGGCGTGCTCGCCGCGGTTGACGGCGGGCACTACCTTGCGCCGGCCTTTCGTGGTAAGGGAATGGTAGGGTGGCGCATGTGGCGCTCGGCCAAGGCGGCGCTGATCGAGGAGGGCGTGCAGTTCATCATGGCCCACGACAACGCCAAGCGCCCGCTGATGCCGTTTTTCCTCGCCCTCGGCTTCGAGCCGTTGTCGACGATGTGGATCTGGACCGGCGATGATTGTTAAAACCGAAACGGGATGGTCGGCCCTGCATATCCCAACGGCGGCTCGATTGCCTTGGCCGTACACGGGCGGCAAGAAATTCGACACCTATCTCGGCGCGAAATGCTGGATGCTTGTCATGGACGACCGCTACGATACACGTGGCTGGCCGATCTGCGTTGAGGTAAGGACCGGCGATGCGGATTACGATTGAGGTCATCAAGCACGAGGACCAGCGATATCCCACGGTGGGGGACTGGCTCTGGCCCAACGAGCACAATCTTCTGATCCGGGTCTCAGAGCTTGGCGATTGGCGCAAGGAAGCGGCGGTCGCGGTTCACGAGCTCGTTGAGGCGATCCTGTGCAAGGCCGATGGCGTGGCTGCGGCCGCGGTTGACGCCTTTGACCGGGCCTATGAGGCCGACCGGCCGCCGCTTGACGATAGTGAACCCGGCGACGATCCGACCGCGCCATATCATCGCCAGCATTGCTTTGCGACAGCGGTCGAGAGGATGCTGATAGCGGCGCTTGGGATGCCGTGGGCTGAGTATGAGCAAGCGGTGGAGGCTTTGCCATGATGGGTGGTGCGGCGTCCGGCAGCGGCAGCGGGCAGGGCTCAACCGTCTTTAACCCGCCTGCGCAGCCTCAAGCGGCCGCCGCGCTTGGAAACATCTTCCAGCCGCTCGCCGACCTCTCGGCCAACGCGGGCGCGGGCACGCCGGCGGGCATCAACTACCCGATGGCGCAGAGCGCGGTCTACAACGATATCGTCAACAGCCCCTACGCCAACCAAGCGATCTGGGGCTCGGATCAAGCGGCGCAAAACGCCTTCAACATCGCCGCTCCACAGGCTTTCGGCGGCGCACAGGCGCTGGGAGGCGCGGCCCTCGGTGGGCTCCCCTTCGCCAGCCAGGCGCTCGGCCAGGGTTTCGACCCCGCCTATACCGCGGCGATCTCGAGCATCCAGAACAACCCCTATTACGGCCAGGCCCTCGGCGGCGCACAGGCGGCGGCGGGCATGGGGGCGCAGGGCGCGAATGCGATCCAGGGCCTCGGAGGGCAGATCGGCGGCACGGTCGATCCACTTCTCTCGTCGGGCTTCGATCCTCGGGCGGCGTTGTTCAACCGTACCGAGGGGCGGTTGATGGACCAGACCAACGCGATCAACGCGATGTCGGGGGTCGCTGGTACACCATACGGCGCGAGCGTGACGGCGAACGCGCTCGGCAATTTCGATATCGATTGGCAGAATCAGCAACTCGCTCGGCAGGCTCAGGCGACGGGCGCAGCGGGATCGGCGGCGAATACAGCGGGGGGGCTCTATGGCGCCGCGCCCGGTCTCATGGCGTCCAGCGCGGGTCTGCCGAGCGGGGTCTACACCAGCAACATCGGGCAGATCCTTCAGGCGCTCGATCAGCGCAACAAGGCGGGGGTGCTGGGTGCATCCGGGTTTGGCTCGCTTCTCGGTTCCGGCGGACAGGGCCTCGGGCGGGCGAACGACCTCAACCTCTCGGGCATTGGTGCTCAGAACACCTATGGTGCCGCACCATACAACACGCAGGCCGGCATCGGGGCGAACGCGTTGACCAACCTTACCAACCTGACGCAACTCGGCAACAACCAATTTGCGTTGCCGAACCAGGAAATCGGCAACCTGATGCAATACATGGGTCTCGGGCAGAACGCCTCGCAGCTTTCAGGTCAACTCGGGCAGATGGGCTTCAATCAAACCGCGCAGGGTTTGGGAGGGCTCCTGGGTGGGGCCAACACGCTGTTTGGGAACAACGGTATGCTTAGGGGCGGTGGGGGGCTTGGTGGCCTATTTGGGGCGGGTCTCGGCGCTGATCCTGGGGGCTTGGCTGCGGCAACTCAGGCGTCTATTGCTGATGTTGCTGCGGGGGGCTTAGGTGCGGCGGATGTCGGCGGTGGTGCGGCTGCCGCCCTGCCCCTAGCGTTGAGCGCCTGACATGCCCGGCTTTCCCCTCGCCGCGATCGGTGCCGGCCTCGGGCTGTTCGCGAAGCAGTATCAGGAGCAACAAGCGGCGGCCGAGCGCAACAAGATGCTCCAGATGCAGCTCGCGATGTTCCAGCAGCAGATGCAGGACCGACAAGGGCAGAACGAGCTTGCCAATCTGGACCCGAGCATTTTGAGCGGGACGCCAAGCGTCCAGCCGACCCCAGGCGGCGCATCGGCGGTGCCCCCGATTGGCGGCGGGATGCCGTTTGCGTCAAAGATGCCGTCCGGCGGAGGAGACGGGGCTCATTGGACGCCCGCCGGTCTCGCCGCGTTGCGACCCACAGAGGGGCGTTACGATCAGGTGCATTATCCCTCGGGCGTCACCTCCTCGGGTGTGCGAAGCTCAGCGACCGGCGCTTATGGGTTCCTCGATGGGACGTGGCGAGAGTTTGCACCGAAAGCCGGGGTCGACCTCACCCAATACCCTCGGGCATACATGGCTCCACCGGAGGTGCAGGATAAGGTCGCGGCCATCACGCCGATCAGCCATTGGACCGGAGTTGATAAGAGCGGGCGTCCGTTCAATGCCGCCGCGCAACGGCTCGCGGCAAATCCGGCCTATATTGCCGGCGGTGGGGCCGGAAGCGGTGGTTTAGCCCCTGGCTTTGCTCGTGGTCCCGAAGGTGATTTGACACGCAATGGACAGCCGCCCGATGCCACGCTCGGCGGCGCCCCGGCTTGGGAAGAGGGGCAGATGGTTCCGGGTGCGCCCGCTAATCTCCAGCCGCCGGCGGGTGCGCCGCGCGGGCAGCAGATGGCGCAGGACGGGCCGCAGACCGCGACCGATGCGGGGCCGCAGGGCGACCTCGCGGCGGCAGAGCAGGCGGAGCTTGCCAAGATCCCGATGCCCAAGGCGGGGAACCTTGATTTGGGCACGATGTATCGGACGATCCGCGAGCGGGCACCCCATGCGACGGCTCCGCAGATACAGCAGCTTATTCACAATATGGTGGCGCAGCGCGGCCCCGAGGCGACCCGTCAGTTTGAAATCGAGATGAAGCAGCACGAGGAACAAGTCGCCACCGTGAGGGAGAAATATCGCGAACTTCGGGAACAGCAGAAAGAGCAGAGGACTGGCGGAAATGTTGTTTATGGTCAGGGTAATCAGGGGTTTAGACAGCAAGGCGGCGTTGTAACCCCTCTCACAAGATCGGACACAGGCGGGCCTTTCATCAAGGAGGGTGCTCAAAAAGTCAGCAAAAACATCGAGGTAACTGATAATGATGGCAAGGTTACCTTTAGTGGAGCGGCGCATCTGACCCCCGAGGGGTGGGTGTCAGACAATGGTAATCTTCCCGTTGCAATGCCAGGTGAGGGCAATATCAAACTTCTTGGCATCGGCGGGCAAGGCAAGACCGCTGCGGCGCAGATCCAGTCGATGATTGGTGCGTCTGAAGAACTGGTCGGTGAGCTTCACAATCTCATGGAGCTTCCCTCGACGGCTTCGGCTGGCGTTTTCCAGGGGATACAAGCCACTCCGGGAAAGGATTTGGGAGAGTCGATGCGGCGCACCCTTGCCGGGAAACTCACCCCGGAAGAAAATATCGACGTGCAAACCAGCTTCAATGCTGTTGCCCGAGCGATTGCGACGATCGAGGCACAGGGGCGCGCCACCGGCCTTGTTGGTCTGACCTCCGTATCCCAAGGGATGATTCCGCAATCGAGCGATACGCTCGGGAACATTTGGCGAAAATATGCAACGCTTCGTCAGATAATGGAGCGGAATACCAAAGCTATCGTCAATAGCCCTAACATTAGCGATAAACAAAAGGAGGAAATGGCCGCCTTGGTTAAGGAGGTGCAACAGGTAGTTCCATTCACGGTGCATGAAGTGAACCAGCTTCAACATGGTGATAAAGAAACGGTGTTACAGGCGGCACAGAAAATGGGTCTTGGAGGCGGGGGTAAGGGCGCAGATACGGGCGATGGAGCGGCCCGTAGCGTTGTGATTCAGAATGGCATGAGGTTTGATGAGAAAACGGGTGAGTACCTCGGACAGGCTCAACAATGAGCGACGTTCCGGTATTCGATCCGTCAAAACCGTTCACTCGGGAAGTTCCGAAGTTCGATCCGTCGAAACCGTTTACCCGAGAGGCGGCAGCTTCATCCGCCAAAGGGCCGGCGACGCTCGCCGATGCGATGTTCTCGTTTATCCAGCGGATGCAGGAGCCGAATGCGGGGGCGATGAACCTGGGTGCAGCTTACGGGATGCAGCCGGCGATGGAGCGGAGCGCGCAGATCGGCGCCGAACACCCTTATCAGCCGGGAATGACCGCCGGGCAGATGCTCCAGGGGCGACAGGCTGACCCGGTGCAGTATGGCTTCGGAGTCGGCAAAAATATCGGAAGGAATGTGCCGGTTCCCGGTCCTACGCCCCCCATGCCAGTAGCCCCGGTAGGTGGCGGAACCAGGCTGGCGACCGTCCAGATGCCCACGGGCGCACCGCGCACGGTGCAATCGCCGCCGCTGACGCAGGAACAGATGCCTCCGGTCGAACCAGCGACCGCCGAGGTTTCGGCGCTGGGTGACGCGATCGCGACGAACAATCCAGGTGCTGTTGATAAGCAGATGCTTCGATCGTATCGCGGCGTCATCAAACCGAGCACCACAGCCGCAAAGTCGGAATCGGGACTTGCGCAACAGGATCAACGCATTGCTACGACGGTCGATCAAATCATCGCCAATCGTGGCGCTCTTAAATTGACTGATGCGGAGCCTGGGCAGCTTCCTCGCACCATACGGCAATTCGTCGAGGGCATCGACCAGACCAAGAAATCACTGTTCCAGAAGTACGATGCGATGGCCCAGCAATCGGGCGATGTCGGCGTGCAGGTCGATCTTGCGCCAGTAATCTCGGAACTGCGCAGCATCGGCACACGGCCCGAGGTGGTCGACCTCCATCCCGAGTTGATCCCCCAGGCCGAGCAGCTCGCCCGTAATTTCGAGGCGCGGGGATTCTATTCGCCGAGCGCAGCGCAAGATGCCATCGAGAACTTGAATCGGACGCTCTCGGCCTTCTACAAGAACCCGACCGAGCAAACCGTAGGCCGGGCCAATCTGCTCGCGCCGGTGGCGCGCATTCTGCGCTCGCAACTAGATTCGGCTATCGAGGAAGCGCAAGGCCCCGGTTATCAGGCGCTGCGCTTACAGTATGGGGCGCTCGCGTCGGTCGAAAAGGATGTGGCGAGGGCGGTACAGCGCGAGGCCAATAAAATCCCCGGGGGGCTCGCCGGTACGTTTGCCGACATGGCTGCGTCCGAGGCGGCTATTCGCGGCGTCCTAACGCTGAATCCGGCGGCGCTCGCGCGAGCGGGCGGGATCAGGGCCGCCAAGTCAGCCATCAAATACATCTACGATCCCAATCGGGCGATCGAGCGGCTGTTTGCGCGCCGAGCGGCGCCCCCTAAGCTGCCATCAGGTGATACCCTACAAACGCCCGGCCTTCTCCAAGCGGGGATGAGTTACGGGCTGCCGTCGTTCCCGCAGTCCGGCGGCTTACCGCATCCGAAGCGCGATCCCGACCAGTCGCTCCAGCGCAGCATAGGCCAGTTCTAGTGCGTCTCCTCTGCATCGAGGACACGGCGGACGGTCTCCTCGACCTCGCCATGATCGCTCAGCGCAACGGGCACGATGTCATCTATTCCTGCCATGCGTATGATCCGGTGAGAGCCCCGGTTGGTCGTGGTCTATTCGATCGTCCACACAGGGCATGGCGCGAGCACATGCGCTGGGCTGATCTCGTCGTTGTCGGCGGCAACGGCAAATATCTTCTCGAGCTCGATCGCTGGAAGGCCCACGGCACTCCGATCATCGGCGGTTGTGCCGAGGCGGCGGCGTGGGAGCTCGACCGCATGGCTGGCATGGCGGCGTTCAAGCGCGCTGGCATCCCGGTCCCGCCGTTCCGCCAATGCGCCACGCTCAAAGAGTCGATGGAGTACGTCGAGAAGCGCGACGAGGGGTGCGCCGTCAAGCCCTGCGGCGATATCGCCGACAAGGCCACGAGCGTCGTCGGCAAGGACGCGCGCACGATCCTATGGCGGCTCGACCGCTGGCGCCGGGAGGGCAAGAGCTTCCCCGGCGGGCTCATGGTGCAGGACAAGATCGACGGCGTTGAGTTCGCCTGCGGAGCATGGATCGGCCCGGACGGGTTCGCGCCGGGGTGGGAGGAGAACTGGGAAGAAAAGGCGTTGTTCGCCGGCAACCTCGGGCCTGCGACGGGCGAGCAGGGGACGACGATGCGGCTCGTCAAGGAATCGAAACTCGCCAAGCAGGTGTTGGCCCCGTTCGAGGATCGCCTGGTGTCGATGGGATACGTCGGCAATGTTGATGTGAATTGTATCGTCGATGAGGACGGAACGCCCTGGCCGCTAGAGTTCACGATGCGCCTGGGCTGGCCCGCGTTCAACATCGAGCCGGCGCTGCACTCAGGTGACATTGTGGAGTTCCTAGCCGGGCTCGCTGAGGGAAAGCCGCCCAACACGCGACGGATGAACGAGGTCGCGGTCGGGGTGGTGATCTCGCTGCCGCCCTATCCGCATAGCCATGCGAAGACCGAGGAGGTCGTCGGGGTGCCGATCTGGGGCATGGTGCCGAGCATCGAGGACCGGGTACATCTCGTGGCGGCGCAGATGGAGAAAGGCGAGCTTGCGACCGCCGGCGATTACGTCTGCGTTTGCACGGGCACGGGAGACACGGTGCAGGCAGCCCGCAACGCCGTCTACCGCACGGCGCAGCGGCTACAGTTCCCGATCAAGCCGCAATACCGCGTCGACATAGGCCAGCGGCTCAGCCGCGATCTGGACCGGCTACAGGCCCATGGCCTAGCCAAAGGTATGACCTATGCTTAGCAGCCCCCAGGACATTACGGCCATCATAGCCAAGACGATCACAGCATCACGTATCCAATCGTCCCAGGCATAGCGCAGGGCAATCACAGCCTCCATCAGGCCGCGCAATATCATCACGCCCATCGCGAACACTACGGGCGCGAGCGCAACTCCGATGGCGATCTCGATGATCGTCATTGACCCACCTTTCCGACTGATGTACCAGAAAAGCATGAGGCCCCGGGAGCGCTAAACCCCCGAGGCCTCTGGTAGCGGTCTGTGGCGACAGGCCCGATACCACTTCCCCGAGAGATAGAGCACCTCTCGAAGCCTGACAACCCCAATCTGTCGCCCGCAGTCGCAGCCTCCTGCTCGTGAAGACTGAAGTCGCCGGCGCGTGCATGAAAGGGGCGGGAACTCACCGCGAGGGCTCCGACCGCTGGGATGGCCGGCTGCGGCCTACCAGGAAACCGAGCAATGAATGCCATAGTTCGGGCGTCCGGCGCCCAAGTACAAGCCGGGGCAGGCGTCTGGCCCACGATACGGGTAGCTCGGCTATACCCCTTTCGCGAGCAGCCTCCGAGTTCCGGAGCCAGCCATCGGCAGGCAGGATACCGGAGGGGGAGCTATGCTCCAGCCTCGTGACGCGGCGCTCCAGGATCTCGATGCGGGTCAGCATGTCGTGCGGGTTTGGATCAGGCATCGAAGCTAACTCCTTTACCGGCATCAAGCATCTTCCGTTGCCATGCGGCCCGCTCCTTTGGGGTCATCTTTGAGACACGATCGCTTAGTCCTTTGATTATCCGATCCCTGCACGCGGTGGCCTCCTCGACTGTGGCGTGGGTTCCCATGCAGGTGATGCAAATCCAATCGGTCATTTGGGCTGGATGCTCTCGATAAGAGAAAGGAGTTTTTTCAGCGCAGAAAGGGCGGCTCTTTGCTCGTTTATGTCCTGAGACATATTACCCGAGCAGGCCGCATTGCTTAGCGCAAGCGCTTCGGCAGCGGTCAACTCTAATTTGTATAGAGGGTCATCCATCATCTGTCTTCCTCTTGAAGTCGATCGTTAGCCAGACGGCCGGCGTATCGCCCATGTTGATCGCGCAATGCGGTAGCCGCGGTGAGACGATGGTGAGCCAGCCAACACCGGGGCTCGCCGTCTCGACGCCACATACGAACAGCACGCCGGGGCCGGTACGCAGTGGCACGATGGCGCGGGACCAGCGCGCGAAATAGGGATCGGTCTCGGTCGTCCAGTTGAGCGTTGCGCCTGCGTCAAGCATTTCCAGGCTGATCTCGCCGAAGTCGACCCCGGGCGGCATGATTGCCTCGGCCCGGCGCTCGATCTCGCCCCGCAGGTTGTCGAGCTCGACCCACCCGCTCGTTGCCTTGTAGCGCACGAACTCGGTGTCGGTTTTGACGCCGCGCACGCGCATGATTCGCAGGCCGGGATTGCCAGTCGGCTTGAAGAACCCCCACCGCTGCCGGATGCTGCCCGCAAGCTCAAAGGTGTCAAGGTGGGTTACTGCGGCGAAGTTCATGCCTTATTGATCCGGTAGGTGCTTTTGATGTGTCTCGAAAAATACGAACCGGGCGACGGAGATGCGACCATCTCTTCGAGCGCGCCCTTGTCCACGCTGTCCACGGTATAGGTGCCGCCGGAGCGGAAGGTGATCGTGCCGGTGCGGGTCTCGTCATCATAGGCCACAGTGGCGATGTTCGAGGAGTTTGGGGTCTCCCAGGTTTCGATCATCCCTCGCCTCCCTCGGAATTCTTACCAACGCCCTGCCAGAAGTCATGGATCTGGCTCTCGGTAGGCCCCGCCGCGCGGGCCTCGCGGGCGCGCTGGTCGCCGTAGGCGGTGAGAGCGCGGGCGATCCGTGCCTTCAGCTCCTCATAGGAATGGATTGGTAACCTTGCCCATATTTCATTCCATTCAGCGGGGAACAGTTCGCGCGCGATCTCCATCACGTCGGCCTCGGGCGGGGCGCGCAGTCGGGCGATCTCGGATTCAAGTTCTCGTACTCGCCCGCGTAGCTCGCCGTTTCGCTCGGTGACGGGGCCGACCTTGGCCGCCAATTCTTCGATCTCGGACTGTTGCTCGGCGATCTCGGCGCGGGCCTCGTCGAGGAGGCGGAGAAGGGTGCGCTGATCTACGGCGAGGAATACATCACGGGCCATGCACTCACGTATCTGCGCCTCGCGCTCATCCTTGACGCCATCGGCGTACTTCGCCTGTTCGTCAGGCGTGGGGGTGCAGTCGTTCAGTCGGGTGCCGGTCATCCTCTGAATCCTCCGCCGAGTATGCCGTCGAGAATACCCGGAGACGCCTGATATCTCGCCAAACTCTGTCCCTGA